AAACGCTTTACAAGAGCATCGTAAACACTCTTATGACCTTTATGGAACGGGTGAAAACGCCCCGGATAGATTACGACTGTATCCATTAATTGGTATCCCTAAAACACAGTGTATTTATGCGCTAAAGGTTTTCCAATAACCAAATGTAAATAGGAGTTGTAAAGCGCAGAGTAGCTTTGCCATTCCAGGCAAGTTTGGTTGCATCAAAACCATGTGTATCAACGCCTTGGGGATCAGTTGACTCGTACTTTAATGTGTTCGGATCGTTTAGTGCAAAAAAGTCTAGTTCAATGTCATCAAAACTAATGCTTGTAATTTCAACACGTTTGTCTTTACTAATAGCACCATCATGTCCTAATTGAACATCCTGTATTGCATCTTTGTTATGATATTCAACAATTAGATAGTTCTCTGTATCATCTTCAATTTCTACATCAATTTCAACAACAGTGTCTTTATCGCAGTGTTCGCCGAACTGTGGATAGCCGTTTAAACTAATGTTAACATACGGATGTTCGTTTACGTTACTGTGTGTTGTAATGTTAAGACCTACTTTAATATTAATTGTTTCCAATTTTAATTGCTCCCATGTCTGGTTGGAATCTATAGTATCCAACATGTGCAAGTGCTACTGCGGTGTCTGCCCAGATGCTACCGCCTAGTTCACGCCACTTGCGACAAAAACTCCAGTCTTCTGTTAAGTAGCGACCATTGCTATCAATGGTGCAGTTAAAGAAATCATATTGGTTGTTATTTTCAATATCATTTAGTCCAATATCATCGCTGTACGGTGTAGCACCTGCTGCAATCATTTGTTCAAACACTGTACGCTTTACTAGCATAAAGCCTGTGCCCAATGTGCCTACTTCAATCAAGTCGCCTTCTGTTCTGGCATTGTCCAGTGTGTTAACAACCATCTTAGGAGGCAGTGTTTTTTGTGGATAGATCCCCCCAACAATGTCCTTGTCATGCCCAGCGAGTTTAACAATGTCGGTAGGATTGAATTGTATGTCTGCATCAACAAACATCAAGTGTGTGCAATCTCCGCTTAGAAATTTTGCTGCACAACTGTTGCGGGCTCTGTTTACATTGCTTTCATTACTCAGTGTATCAATTTGAAAGTTTATATTATTTTTTAGTGCTAGAATAGTCCACTGCAAATAACTACTAAAACATACCTCAGTGATTTGTCCGCCATAGCAAGGTGTCAGAAAATGTATTTTAGGCATTGTATTCCAATCTGTTTAACAAGTTGTTAATTCGGTTTACCTTAGGTGACAGTAAAACATTTTGATTGTGCTCTACTACATCTGCAATTATTTTCTGTATGTGCCGATGATGCTTATCACTAAGATTGGAAAGATCATAACTAATTTTCAACAACATACTCATACGCTCTCTGTGATCTGTTTCTGTATCATATGTTTCTTTTATTACATCATCAAATGTTTTATATCCTAGACTTTTTAGTAGTTGTAAACTGCCAGGGTTACCTATAATGATAAAAGGTTGCATGTTAAGTATGGGCTTAAATGTTTTTTCTGTCAAGAAGATTGTATCATCGTCGAAGTGTGTTTCTACTACAAAGTTCCAATAAGCATTTTGATAAAAGTCGTGATTGATTAATTTGTGATTGTTATGGTCTGCATCTGAAAGTTCATCGCAGTTAAATGGCATTTGCAGTTCAAAACTCAGTACGTCTTGCTGTAGTGTGTCGTCATACTTTTCCCACAAACTAAAATCATCTAAACCTTTATGGCTTGTTTCATATTTGTAGCCTGTATAACTAAAATAACCGTGCTTGGCAACATCTAAGTTGTGTAGAAAACTTGCGTATATTTTACGCCATGCTTTGTCTGCACGGATTAAGCAGGTAAACTTTTTGTCTCGAGATTCTAAATTATGTTTCTTGACATACTTGCCTTCAAGCAATTGCAAGTATCTATAATAAAGTTCATCGTCGGGAAAGTAAACAAAAGGTTCTTCACTGCGCAGTTTATAGTTTGCAGTTACGAAACGTATGCTTTGTTTTGTAACACCGTGTGTTGCACACATGCGATCTAAACTGTTATGTATCTCTGGATTGGGATTGTCACCTTCGCTGTAGTAAAACAATACTCTAAAGTCGCCTTGTTTAAAACGCTGACGACTGCGATCATCCATGAGTGCAATATAGTCTATGTCAGGATCCCAAAAGTTTAAGTTAATAGGATAGTACGCACTTGATGACCCACTGATGTAATCGCTGACCAATGTACACTGTTGTATAACACCATCCAGTTTACAGTATTTTAAGAAACGGAATTCATAACTAAATGGCGGGTTAATGCACAAGTCCCACCACGCACTAGTATTAGGTTCTAGCGTTTCATCTTTAATTAAGTTCGGAAGGAAACCGTGTTGGTTTCTTTTATCGAACAACCATAATATCATCGAATGTGGTCCTTATTGACCGGTTGCTTCTACTGTAAAATCTTCTATATGTGTTGCAAGTACGTCACAGATTGCTTCTACAACACCTTCGTCTAAATCTTTTGTTACACTAAACTCAATGCTTTCGCCAAGTTCCGTTTGATAGTAAGTGGCATCGTTGTCATCATCTTCTAGACACACAGTTTCACAGAACATGTCCACAGCGGCAGCAATAGTTTCTATTTGCTGTTCACTTAAATTTGATGCTGTAAAACGAATATAACTCATTAGTGTGCCATAAAGATGTTGTTGATGCTACCAGCAGTAAATCCACTTACTGCAATTCGTATCCAAACAAAGTTACCTGTAAAGTTATTAAAGAAACTATTTGAAATTGCAGTACTTCCATCACTGGTCACTACACTTGCAATGTCAACAAAGTCTGTATCTGCTGGATCTTTAACAAGTGTGCCTTGTATTTTTACTGTTCCAACCAATGATGTAACACGAGTTTGTATTGTGTGTACACCGTCACTGAATCCATAGTAACCGTCACCTTTAACTTTATCGCCATTAAATGCTGTTGCACTGCCGTCATAGTTACCTGCTGATGTACCATGCGCTGTTGTTGGTAATAATGTTACGCTAGTTGTTGCTGGCATTATACATCCTGAATAAGTTCTACTACTTTACCTGCACCTGCAAGTTCGCTAATCACTGCTTCTAGTTGACTAAGAACCTCTGGATCAAGTGGCGGAGTTGCTTCTTGACTGTCTTTAAGTAATTCACTTACTTTAATCACCAACATTTGTTCGTTTAGTTTAGCCATTAACTAGCACCTGTAAATGCCATTACACCTTCAGTTGTTAGTGCGCCAAAACTACGAATTGGTAACACATCACTACCGCTAATGTCAATGTCATTAGGTCCAATACTTGTTGTAGTTGCGCCGCTATCAATACCAATACGTCTAATACGAGTTTGCAACTCTGTGTGATCATCAACATTAAAGTCCATAATCAATGCAATTGTTCCAGCATTACTGTTTGTAACAAAGTAACCAAGTGGTGCAATTTCCATTATGATTGCTTCAACTGTTTCATTCACTGCATCATCTTCTGCTCTTAGATCAATCGCAGTGTTTGATGCATTCTGTACTGTAAGCAAGTAACAGTGACATCCTGGTTCGTGTTGTACACCGACGGTCATGTGGCTAGTGCCGGTACTTTTTGTTATTGTAGCCATGGAATTAATCTCCTATATAATTATATAGTATATTTATGCTAACTCTGTCTTAGGCTTGCGTCCACGCTTCTTATGTTCTTTGTATGTGCCGTCGGGTTTAATGTTATATGCTTTAGCAAAACGCTCTGGAATCATACCCTCAATGTCGTTAATAGCACCTGCAGGCATGCCTGGATACCAATACACATCCTTTTTGATGTAGATATCTTTTCCACCTAGACCTTTGCTTTTTACACTAGCATATACCAGTGTTTCTTCTGTTACGAGATTGCGTTCTACAAGTGTGCTAAGAAGTGATTCATTCATCATTTAATTAATTTCCCTAATTTGATATTCAACAATTTTATTAATGTTAGATCCAAGTTTAAATTGTACAAGTTGTAGCATCTTTTCATCACTGATGTAGCCAATGCTTTCTCCACACCATGTTCCCCATCTACGAATAGTATTACTATCGTTTACTCGGATAGTATCTGGATATTGTGCTGCCCACACTGCCCAGTCGCTGTATTGCTCGTAATTCATTCTATTGCCAAGTATTTGAAAACGATACTTACCATATGGCAAACGCTTTTTGCGATAGCGTATGTTACGTTCTGTAACTGTGCCTGGAAAATAACGTATTGCAACTAGATCAAGCATAAGATCAGTAATATCTTCCTCCTTACGCTTTAGTCTATTGACATATTCAGCAAGTTTTTGTATTCTATCTAAATTGTCTGTGTAATAGTTAAGTGTTTCAGTTTCAACACGAACACGATCACTCCACTTGTCTGCAAAGCGTCTTAGTGTGCTTGTAAAACTTGTCTGATATTCTGTGTCAACTTTCCACCCCCAATTGTCAATAGTAGGCACACGCATTAGTTGTGGATAGTGATAGCGATACATATGAATGCTCAGCCGATAGAGATACTTGCCGTAAAACAGTCTGTCGTTATGCTGTAACGGAAGGTTGTACTGATTGCTCAGAGCTTCCAGCTTCTGTAATAGTTCCATCTGTGTACCTAAATTTAATAACGAGCTTGTTATCTACATTTCTTATTTTAATTTTACAGCCATTCTTGTTATTGTCAACCGTTATTTGTTTAGCAATTGGCATACGCAACATAGTATCAATAGCACGAGACATCGGTCTTGCACCCATCTTATCGTCATATCCCTGTGCAAGAATAATGTCAATACTTGGTTCATCAACGTGTAATGCAAATCCTTTTTCTTTAAGTTGTATTTGTAGTTCATTAATAAACTTCATGCACACTTTACGCTTTGCAACATCAGGCAGAGGATTAAACTTGCACATTGCGTCGATACGATTGCGGAACTCTGGTGCAAAGAATTTCTTGTATGCTTCATCTACTGCTTCAGTATGATGCTCTTGTTCGTTAAATCCAATTACACGTTTTTCTGATTCTGATGCACCTAAGTTAGTTGTAAGAATAACATAACAGTTTCTGGCATCGGCTCTCTTGCCATTACTGCCTGTAATAAAGCCTTCATCCATCAACTGTAGTAGAACATTACTAACATCTGGATGTGCTTTTTCAATCTCATCAAACAGTATAACTGCATGTGGATTACGCTCAATATCGCGAATAAGCAGTCCACCACTGAGGTTACTGTCTTCAAAGCCAACATACCCTGGAGGTGCACCAATAAAACGTGCTACTGTATGACGCTCTTGATACTCACTCATATCATAGCGTAGCAGTTTCATTGCATTTGCTTCTGCAAGTTGTTTAGCAAGTTCTGTTTTACCTGTACCAGTCGGCCCAGTAAACACAAACACACCCAGTGTTTTGTCACGCCTGTTAAGTCCTGCTTTAGCAACCCAAACTTTCTCAAGCACTCCGTCTACTGCATTGTCCTGTCCAAATACCTGTGACTTGATGCTTGCTTCAATGTCTTGAGGCTTAACAGTGTCCTCATTGTCCTCTAACTGTGCAATGGGAATCTTTGCATATTTGCTAATTTCTTCAAGGATGTGTTGTCTGTCAATTGTTGCATCCTTAACACCAAGTCTGCGCTGCTTCGCACCAGCACTGTCGATCATATCAAATGCTTTGTCAGGCAATCGTTTGTCTGTGAGATAACGCACACTCAAATCAACTGCATCTGTAACTGCTTGTGCTGTAATCTTGCAACTGTGAAACTTCTCGTAGTACTTCTTACTGTTCATAAGAATCTTTTTAGCAAGTGCAGGCGTAGGTTCTGTAATAGTAATGTGATAGAAGCGACGCATAAGCGCACGATCTTTTTCAAAACTGCTAGTATATTCTTCCCAGGTAGTGCTTGCAATAACTTTAAGTTTACCTCTACCCAAGTAGGGCTTTAGCATGTTAGCAAAGTCTGTGCCGCCGCCCCCGCCTGAGCCTGCGCCTTTAAGAGTGTGTGCTTCATCAATAAACAGGATACACTTACCTTTTTGGATTAGCGCACCTAGTACTTCTTTAACACGTTCTTCAAACTGTCCACGATACTGTGTGCCAGCGAGCATACTGCCTACATCCAAATTGTAAACAACGTGGTCTTGTAAATATTCAGGCACTGATTTATTAACAATCTTTACAGCCAGTCCTTCTGCAACTGCAGTTTTACCAACACCGGGATCTCCCACCATAAGCACGTTGCTTTTATTACGACGTGCAAATGTTTGTGTAATATCATCAATAACATCATCTCTGCCAATAACAGGGTCTAGTGTTTTTTCATTTGCTTGTGTATTCAAGTTTTCACAAAACTCGTTGATAATGCCATCCAGGTACTGCATTTGCTGTTTATCCAGTTGACTGCTTCTAGTGTTTTGTTTCATGAAACGCATAAACTCTTCTTTGTTGACGTTATATTTCATCAAGAAGTAACTACTGTGACTGTTGTGTTCACTCATAATACTAATAAAAATATCTATTAACGCAACATTTTCTCTGCCACTAAACAGTACACTTGTAAGCGCACGATTAAACACACGCTCTAGTGCTTGTGTTTTAATTTGACTTTTACCGAGTGTTGATTGAAAAGTATCGGCAATATGACTTTCTAAATCCATTTTAAGTTCGTTAAGTTGTGCGCCATACTGTATTAACATTTTGGCAAACTCTTTGTTTAGAAACATTGCGAGCAACATGTGTTCAGTACTGATGTACACATGACCATATTTGTTTGCAATCTTGCCTGCGTGTTCTAGAGCTTTATCTACTTCCTTAGAGGTTTTCATTTGTCATCCCGTAATTTTTTACAAATATTTAATTGTTGTTCAGTTAAGTTTTCAGGTATTTTAACTAGCACTTGCACAAGCAAATCGCCTCTTGTGCCTGCTTTATTATACATTCCGTGCATGGATATTTTAAGAGTAGTGCCGTACTGTGTGCCTGCCGGAACATTAAGGTTAATAGTTTTATTTTCAATGGTGTTAATCTGCACAACCTTACCTATTATAGCATTGAATGCATCTATAGTCAAGTGCATTTTAAGATTATCGCCTTCTCTGGTAAACACTTCATGTTCATTTATATTTACTGTAACAGTTAGATCACCTGCAGGCAAGTTAATATGTGTTGTATCACCTAACTCACTGTACTTTATTTTAGTACCATTATTAACACCTTGGGGTATCTTTAGATTAACTAAGTGTCTGCTTCCATCCGTGTGTCTAATACTAACTGTTTTTTCTTGGTTTGCTAGTATTTCTTCCAGTGTGCAGTCTATGCTAATCGCTAGATTTTTGTTTTGTCTTGCTCTGTGATACTCGCGTTTACTAGGATGGAAACCTGCACCACCGAACACTGTAAACATATCGTCAAATACACTGTCCATGTTGCTAGTGTTTATTTTGATGTTTTGTCTACGACTGTTGCGAACGTCAAATGCTGCACGTTTATGCGGATCTTTTAGAACTTCATATGCTTCTGCAACCGCATGAAAAGTATCAACATCTCCACCGCTGTCAGGGTGATGCTGTTTTGCTTTGTTGCGGTATGCTGATTGTATATCTTTAGGACTACAGGTAGGTTCAAGTCCTAGCACATCATAATAGTTCATAACTGTAATTATACTATAATAGGACTCAATTGTAAATTACTTTTTGGCTTTGCCCACTGCTTGTGCACCAAAGAATGCTGCTACAATTGCAGCAACAGATACAAAGTATACTGCAGCCATATCGCCAAGAATCTTTGCGGCTTGCTCAACGCCACCTAGCACCGCAATTAACACAATTGCTGGATACAACAACATACCTGACAGACTAAACCACGCCATCTTTCGCTGTGCATCACGCATTGCATCTGCATCTTCTAATTCTTTACGTTTAAATTCCAAATACATTGCCTCTTCTTCTTTGGTTACATGTCCATCGCCATTACTGTCTGCCGGGTGAAATGTTCCTGTTGCTGCTCTTACCGCAGCAATGTCGTCTTTAGTTGGTTCAGCCATCTTCTCTCTCCATCTTGGCTATACGAGCTTCTAACTCGTCAATTTTATTTGTTATTTTTGGATACTTTACACGCCATGCATTGGGATCATTTTGTAACCAGGTCCATCCCCACTTAGTAGCCAAACATTCAAGACTTGCATCAAACTTGCGCACTGCCCATATAGCCATGCGTGTATCTTTGAACCAAAACAAAAACGCTGCACCAAAAAGTGATCCTGCTATTCCTGTATAGATCCATAAGCGATCACTCGCCATGTTCGAGATCATCTCCCACATTTTGATTTCTCCTCCAAACCATTCTTTCCACAGAATCTTCGTTATCTACAACTGCTTCCAGTGTTGTATTTAACTTAGTTGCACTGCATAGCCAATTAATTACTCCATGTCTTGGTCCGAACACGTCTTTGGATTCTTTTTTAAAGTTGTTAGGATTAAAAGTTGCTACAGGCATCCAATACATATAGTAATTAAATGTTTTTAAGTAATCATATATTGCTCTATAGGTATCAATATCCTGCATCTCTATGAGCATATTAGGCTGTTGATAAGTGAGAACATTAGTCATACCTTGAAGTATTCTTAATTCAAACCCTTCTGTATCTATCTTTACAAAGTCAATTTTTTCTATATTATAACTGTCAATAGTACTTGTTAAACAAGATCCATTTGATTCTACAAAGATAGTTCTTCCAAAGTTAAAGTCTGTATAACCAGAACATTCATCATCACTTATTGCATTATTAATGACAGTGATATTATTGTGACCTGATGTGTTAGATAGTAGTAGTTGATAATTATTAGGATCTGGCTCAAACGCATATACCTGCTGAACATGAGGAGCAATACTTACAGTATGTGTTCCTATGTTAGCACCGATGTCTATGTATGTGCTATCTTTATTGACTAAACTTAGTATCATCTCTATTTCAGGATGACAGTATTCTCCATACAAGTTTAAACTATGTCCTATTGTGGGATCCTCATGGTAGTAGGACATTAAACCGTAACGTGTATTAGTCTGTTTTTGCGGGCTCATCAGGCTTCATTGCCTTTTCGTAATAGATTATAATCTCTTTTTGTTGATTGATAAAGCGGCGAAGTTCTGCTACATTAAGTGCAAGATTTTCGTAATCTTTAACGCTAAGTGCAACAAAAGCCAAGTCGCCATTCTCTGCCTTAAAGTCTTTAACGAACTTTTCAAGATTTGCTTTATTGACTACATATACTCTAGTGTCAACTAAATCAATTGGCTTTGGTCGTGTCGCTATCGGTACTGATACTTTGACCGTCTGCGTCACTACTTTGATCTCCGGCTCCAGTGGGAACCGACTGCAACCACTTAGGAAGAGGACGATCACTGCCATCAGCACTACCGGTCTCACCCATGATTTCACGCCATAATTTTGCTGTTGCGCCATTCATACGTCCTTCTAGATTTGCTGCATCTCGTAATGCATCTCCAAGCAAGTCTAATTGACGAAGTTTCTTGCGTAAATTATCTCCATACGCTTCTGCATCCTGTAACTGTGCTTGTAAGTTTTGTTGTAGTTTTTCGTTGTTCTTTGCTTGTGTTCTAAGTGTGTCTATGCTTGCTTCACTGGTTTCGATAGCAACTTCTAGTTTAGCATTGTTATCTCTTAGTGTGGCGATTTCTGCTTGCGTTGTGTCATAGTAATACTTGGCACCATATCCAGCGATGCCAAGAACGCCTATTAGCGCAATTAATGCATATATTTTAAACATTTACTCGCTCTTATAAATTGTCCAAGCACCATACCCAATAGCAATATATGCTGCTAACTTAGCAAATGGTCCCGCGATTAAAATTACTAGTCCAACAGCAATAAGCATTGCTCCGTCCCAACTTGTTCTTTCTTCTAGTCTACTTGTAATAAATTTTTTAAGCATCTTGATAATTCTCCTCTATACAGTTATCGCATCTGCAAAATTTGCAAACTTCTATTAAATCATGCCCGCCTTCGTAATTGCGTTCTTCTCTCCAGTACGCAGTTCCACAGTGACTATAGTGTCCACAGTTTTTACAACTAATTGGTTTGTAATCCAATTGGCTCATATTAGTATATTGCCCTCATACGATCAACAAGACGCTGTGCTCTATTAGTTACCTGACGATACCATCCACTGTCAACCATTTCATCTGCAGCATCGTTCCAATCGCGACTATCAACTCCGCGCTTCATGCCTTTAAACTTGCTTAGTCTTGGACGGCCCATGTTGAACATCATATTGGCAACAATTAACTGCACTTCTTCTGGCAAGTCATCAAAATCTGGATAGAGGATTTGGCAATCCGCTAGTACTATTTCACAATCTTTTTGGAATAGTTCTGTAACACGTTCCTCTGTTACTGGAGTACCGACATCAGCACCATGCTCGGGGTCACTGTCAAGGATAAGATGCCCAATGCCAACAGTAGGCAAATCCAGATGATCCAGGTATACTTCATATACTACGCCTTCGTCAGTCGCGAGATCTTCTTGTAAACGCTCTAAATTCATTGATATCTCCTTTTGTGCGAGGTACTCTCGCTGTGTTTAAAATACTTTCAATTGCTACTGTTGCTGTTTTTGCATCTCTGTAGCGTTTAGGACTTAATGGAACACTTGCTGTAATTGTATCTGCGCTAAGTTTTTGTACTGGATTTTTCTTACTGTCTGGCTTTGCAAAGTAAAGCATGGTCCAATCTTCTACATCTGTGAGATTGTTTAAATCGCCGATCAAATCCATAAACTTTTGCGGGTAACTATTACGGCGTTCTGCTTCCACAAAAACAATATACCGACCTTCGCTAATCTCACCTGGGCTAGTCTCTGCATCAATTACCCAGTCATAGCCCATTTCAATAAAGTTCTCTAGATCCTGTGCAGCCTGCTTGCCAAACACTTTAAATGTTGCAACAATAACTGCATCGTCTTTACCCATCTTAGGCTTGTACTCATCAAAGTGTACAGTGCTTTCAATGCGACCTTCTAGGTCTTGCGGATCAAGAGCCAT